TACAGAGTTACTGGCTAGAATCCAGGGTGAGATAACTGACGCTTTAGGCTATAGCGATACTATTTCAAAGCAGCGGGAAGAGGCTATGAAGTATTACTATGCTGAGAAGTTTGGTAATGAAGTAGAAGGGCGCAGTCAGTACGTTGATTCCTCAGTGATGGATACGATTGAGTGGATCAAGCCTTCCCTTATGAGAGTGTTTGCGTCTGGTGATGAGATGGTAAGCTTTAGCCCTGTTGGCCCCGAAGATGTAGAGGCGGCGAAACAGGCTACAGACTATGTAAACTATATCTTTACTAAAGACAATCCGGGTTGGGAGATTCTTTACACATGGTTTACTGACGCTCTACTACAGAAGAACGGTATAGTCAAATGCTGGTGGGACGAGTACGAAGACTATAACCGAGAAGAATACAATAACTTAGACGAGCAAGAGTTCAATGCTTTGCTCATGAGTCCGGGTGTAGATGTTATTGAGCATACACCAGCAGAGGGTTATCACGATGTAGTTATTAGTCGTAAAGCTGCTATTGGTAAAGTTAAGATTGAGAACGTTGTTCCTGATGAATTCTTAATCTCAAGAGAATCCAAGACGATTGAGGATGCTAGGTTTGTCTGCCACAGAGTAAAGAAGACTTTATCAGAACTTCGTGAGATGTATCCTAGTGAAGACTTTGACCCTATGGAGTTAGCTGGCGGTCAATATGATTTTGATACCTCTATGTGGGGAGAAGCAAAAGCTCGTTATTCATTTGACAACTCTGCTGATAATGCATTCGGTGGATCAGTCAATATGGGTGATGAAGAAGCATTAAAAGAGTATTGGTTGCATGAGAGTTACTTGCGTACTGATTGGGATGGTGATGGAATTGCAGAATTAAGAAAGGTTTGTTCAGTAGGAAGTTATATTATAGAGAATGAGCCAATTGATCGCATTCCTTTCGTTAGTATTACACCAGTAAAGATTCCTCATAAGTTCTTTGGTCTATCTATTGCTGATCTTATCATGGATATCCAGCTCATTAAGTCAACGCTAATGCGTAACTTGATGGACAATATGTATAACCAGAACTATGGTAGGTATGCAGTTCTTGAGGGTCAAGCGAATTTAGATGATCTGCTAACCCAGAGACCCGGCGGTGTAGTTCGTGTTAAGTCTCCTAATGCGGTAATGCCTTTGGCTACTCCACAGTTGGAGCAGTCATCCTTTGCCATGCTTGAGTATCTTGATAAACTCCGTGAGTCTAGGAGTGGTGTAAACAAATACTCGCAGGGATTGAACGAGAACGCATTAAAGTCTCATACGACAGCTACAGCGGTTTCCGCTACGATGACCGCAGCGCAATCAAGGGTAGAGCTGATAGCTCGATGCTTTGCTGAGACTGGTGTTAAAGAACTGATGAGAAACATCTATGAGTTAGTTCTGAAGAACCAAGACCACGAGCGAGTTATTATGCTTAGGAATGAATGGGCTCCTGTGCGTCCTGATATGTGGCGAGATAAGTATGACTGCACAGTCTCTGTTGGTATTGGTAGTGGTAATAAAGACCAGCAGCTTATGCACCTAACTACGATGTTGAGTTTCGCCGGTGATGCAATGCGTGGTGGATTAAAGATTGTCAATGAGAAGAACATGTACAATATGGGCGCAGCTCTTATTAAGAACATGGGATTCCAGAATGTTGATGATTTCTTAACTGATCCAGATACTGTTCCGCCACAACCTGATCCGGGCGATGATCTAGAAAAGCAAGAGATGGAATTGAAACAGAAAGAACTTGAAATTAAAGCCGCTGACATTCAGATAAAACAAATGAGATTACAAAAGGATGCAGCAGCAGATGACATTGATGCAAGACTGAAGATGGCTGAACTAGCACTTGAAGCGGAACAGAAAAGACCTGTTGCTATAGGTTAGTTATGCCATTTAAAAGTAAAAAGCAAAAAGCGTATTTGGCTATTAACGTTCCAAAGGTTCACAAGAAGTGGTCAAAGACATACGGAAAGAAAACTAAAACTACTAGTAAAGGAAAATCTCGTAAAGCTTAATGTCAACAATTGAAGAAGAGCGCGCTAATAGACTTCTTAATGATCCAGTATTTAAAGAAACATTAGACGCGCTAGAACAAGAATTAAAAACAACTTGGTACAATTCAGGTATCAGGGAAACCGAAGCCAGAGAACATTGCTGGCTTTCTCTAAGACTCCTTGAGAGAATTCGCACGCATATCACCTCGATCATTGAGACGGGTGAGATGGCACGAAAGCTTAAGGAATATCATATATAGGAGATTTAAAGATGGCGGACACGCAACCAGCCCCGCAAGAGGAAGTATCCTCTAAAGCGCTTCCGGGAAGTTTGGCGGAAGCAGAAGAAGCACTTCTAAGGATGATGAACCCTCCACCGGAGGATAATGAAGAGTCCGAAGAAGTAGAAGCATCAAAGGAAGTAACCGATGATGAACCAGAAGCTTCTGATAACCGATATTCATCTGATGAAACCGAAAGGGAAGACGATGATGAGGAAGAAGAAGAGACTGATGAATCAACTGAAGAAGAAGAGACTGATGATGAGTCTGAAACCGAAACTGTCTATACCGTCAGAGTTGATGGTAAAGATGTTGAGGTCACTGAAGACGAACTCGTAAAGGGATACTCTCGACAGTCTGATTATACAAAGAAAACTCAAGAGTTAGCTGAATATCGTAGACAGATGGATGGCGCGCTACAACAAGCGCAGCAAGAAATCCAACAGACTCAGCAAGCTAGAGCGCAGTATGTAGATGCCGTTGAAGCGGCTATCTCTTCAAACTATGCACATCTGCAGCAATTCCAGAATGTTGATTGGGAACGCTTAAAGACTGAAGATCGAGAAGAATATTTGACCAAGCGCGATGACTATAGACAAGCGCAAGAGCAAATAGCAGAACTTCAGAACCAACATAAGGTTGCTAATGAACAACAGCAATCTGAAATGGCAGAGCAGCATAAACGGATGTGGATGGAGGAACATCATAAGATGTCTCAGATCCTGCCGGAGTGGAGAGATGAAGAAAAGCGTATAGCGATCTCCAAAGCTATTGGGGAATATGCTGTTGGACAAGGGTACACTAAGGAAGAATTAGATACTCTAGTGGATCACCGATCTATTCTTATGCTAATGAAAGCTAAGGCTTATGATGACGTTCACAGGAAGCAACATTCAGTCCGCTCCAAGAAAGTCAAAAATAAACCAAAGGTTGTTCGATCAAAAGCAAAGCAAGAGAAGGCTCCCTCCAAAGCGCGTAAGCGTACTGCACAAATGAACCGCCTACGAGAAACCGGCAAAGTCGATGACGCTGCCGAGGTCTTGTTTGGCATGATGCAATAACTTCTTTTTGGAGAAATAATAATGGCAATTGCTGCTGACACGTCACTAACTTATAGTTCTGTGGCGATTAGAGAAGACTTGTCTGATGTAATTTCTAATATCTCCCCTATGGATACTCCTTTTATGTCTGGTTGTGGTAAAGAAAAAGCTGATAATACTTATTTTCAGTGGCAGACGGATACGATTGGCGCAGGTGGTGCTAATCGAGTAATAGAAGGTGATGACAGCCCAGCCGCAGTGGCTCGGGCACTTCCAACTAAGGTGGGGAATTACACTCAGATTAGTAGATATGTGGTGCAAACCTCAGGCACCGATGATGTTGTTGACTACGCTGGTCATGGCAAGCATCAAGCTTACCGTTTGGCTAAACGTGGGAAGCAGATGAAACGCGATATGGAGTATATGTTTACGCAAAATATCGCACAGGTTGCTGGTAATGCGACTCTTGCACGCGCATCGGCTGGTCTCCCTTCGTGGCTTGTAACTAACTATGTTTCTATGGGTGGTTCTGGTTCCCCTGCTGCTCCCACCTCTGGTGGTGGAGTGGCTGCGGCAACAGATGCTGGCTCAGTAATTAGTATTACAGAAGCGAAAATGAAGGAAGTCATCAAGGATTGTTATGATTCTGGTGGCAACCCTGATACGGTGCTATGTAAGCCCGACATTAAACAAGCCATTTCTGGTTTGTCTAGTCTTGGTGTTACCACTCTGAACACTGATCTCAATAGTCCCAAACCGGGCTTTGCGGTTGGTGCAGTTGATGTCTATGTTTCTGACTTTGGTAATTTCAAGATTGTCCCTGATAGGAATCAGAATAGATCGCGAGATGTATTCTTCCTTGATATGGACTTCTGGGCAATCGCATGGCTAAGGGATTTCCACACAGTTGATTTAGCGAAACAAGGCGACTCAACCAAACAGATGTTGATTGGTGAGTTTGGTCTAGTTTCAAAGAATGAAGCTGCTAGTGGTGTTCTTTCTAATTGTGATGTCTAAGTAGGTAACTAGGGGGTGGGGAAACTCACCCCCTTTATCTAAGGATAATTATGAAAATCGTCAATAAAGAAATCGAGAAGATAGCCAATAAGATGCTCGTTGGTAAGCCGAAGGAAGAGAAGGAAAAAAAGAAAGTCCATAAGACAAATAAACAATGGCTTAAAGAAGGGGCTAAAGAAGGTAGCGGGGCTGACTTTGGTGGAGTGAAGATATACCATGTCTAAATATTTACTTGACGAATCAAATGGTACAAGAGTAGAGATGTGGTTTGATGACTTTGATGATAGCTTTAGGTTTGTTGAAACTCAAGATGCTTCACGAATACTAGACGAGAACAAACGCAAGTTCAATGATTATGGCGATTACCTTTCTGTAGGGAAAAGAGGGTTCTGGCATCATACACACTCGATACCAAAACCAACTTACCAGAAATGGAAGAATGAAACAAAAGTTCCAAACGGAGAAGGTGGTTGGTTATACATGATAGAACAAGACCCCAAGGTTCTTGCATCTTATCTTAACGATCCAGACTACGCGTACTTCAGAACATCTAACACAAAATTATAGGTAACACAATGGCTTATTCAAATATTAACAGTAATGTATTTCGCCCAGGTGTGACGCATACGCTATCTGCTACCACAGTTAGTGGGGCAACACTCACATCTGCGTTCGCAACACAGATTAACCAAGTGATGATCACTGTAACTGCTGCGTGTTTTATCGAATTCGGCACAGCACCAACAGCGTTAGTGGCATCATCAGTATTTCTTACTGCCAATACACCATATATCTTTTCTGTCAGCGAAGCTAATAAAGTTGCTGCTATTACAGGTTCTGGTACTGCTTCTGTATACGTCACTGAACTAACTAGATAATGGCTCTTTCAAACTTCTCTGAATTAAAAACAGAGATTGCTGATTATTGTGATCGTAGCGATTTAACTACACAGATTCCTACGTTTATCAAACTTGCCGAAGCGCGGATGAACCGCTCTTTGCGGGTGCGCCTGATGGAAACTGTAAAGCTAATATCTACTATTGGTGATAGTAAAAGGTATCCTCTACCATCTGATTACTTACAGTTAAGAACAATACAGTATGATAACAGCACAATAGCTTCAAGCACGCTAGATGGGGATATTACAGATTCTGCAACATCCATAGTGTTAGCATCTTCTACTGGTTTTACCGCTAGTGGAACCATACTGATAGGTTCTGAACAGATTACATATTCTGCAATTTCAACCGATACCTTGACTGGTTGTGTTAGAGAGGTTAACGGGACTACAAAAGTTGAACATACTTCTGGTGATGCTGTAACAGAGATATATACCACATTTACTGCTGGCAGTATCTCAACAGGCGTTTCGAGAGTTAGACCTCTTAATTATGTTGCACCACAACTATTGACAAGATTGAATGCAGGAAGTGTATCCGGCCTTCCAGAGATGTATACAATGAGGGCGGGATATATATTGATTGGCCCTGTTCCTGCAGGAGTATACACTATTGAAATAGATTATTACGCTAAGGTTGTAGCGTTGTCAGATACAGCGCCAACCAATACAATGCTTACAAACAATCCAGACGTATATCTTTATGGGGCTTTGATGGAGGCAGAACCGTTCTTGATGAATGATGGAAGAGTAGCTTTGTGGCAAGCTGGATTTGCAAGAGCTATTCAAGACATTCAACTTCAAGACGATAAAGACTCTCACTCAGGCAATTCTATGAGAGTGATGAACACAAGTGGTTATTACTAGGAGCAAATTATGGCGGTAGAAACTGGCAATTATATTGATGATCTAGTTATAACTAATCCTCTATCTTCAGATCTAGTATCAGAAGGGGATAATCAGCTTAGATTGATTAAGACATTTGTAAAGCAATCGTTCCCGTCTGTTGACGCTCCGGTACATGCGATTCATACCGGGAGCACAACTCCTGCTACTGCGATAACTGAGGGGTTAATTTGGATAGATACCTCTGCTGGTGCTGGCAACCACATAATCAAAGTATATGATGGTGCTACTTTCCTAACCCTTCCATTTAGTGTAGAGGCAGCTAAGACAGTTGATGTGGATGGCGGTACGATTGATGGAACTATAATCGGTGGTACAACTCCAGCGGCTGTAACCACAACCAGCTTGGTTGCTACTACTGCCGATATTGACGGCGGAACTATTGACGCATCGGTTATAGGTGGGACTACCCCAGCCGCAGTATCGACTACAAGTTTAGTTGCTACTACTGCTGATATTGACGGTGGTACTGTTGATGGTACTACAATTGGTGTAACAGCCCATACTTCAGTTAAAGGAACGACGCTTGAGGGAACGACAAGCCTCCAGCTAGCTACAGGCGCTACAGTAACAGGAATTGATGATGGTGATGTAGCCACGGGAAGTGCGGTACTGTTAGCTACTCAGAATGCTGTTAAGACGTATGTAGACTCTGCAGTAACTGCTTCTGACTTAGATTTTGAGGGTGATGGCGGCACTACTGGTTCAGTAGACTTAGATAGCCAAACATTAGACATAGCTGGTGGCGCTAGCATAACCACAACCGCATCAGGGCAAACATTAACTGTAGCCGCTGACGATGCAACCACTGCTGTTAAAGGTGTAGCATCATTCTCCTCTGATAACTTTGGTGTAACTGCTGGCGCAGTAACCATAAAGGATGCGGGTGTAGCTAACGCTGAAC